CAGCTTGCTGTTGCGTCTGTTGCTGCTCATAAGCTTGGCGACCTAATGTTCCAATATTGGCATATTGATCACCAGCCTGAAGAAGACGCGAAAGGTCTGCCTGCTGAAGCTGACCAGCCGTAGAACCAAATTGACCCATAGCCTGGCTGGCAGCCAATTGACGCGCACGGTCTGCTTGGCTGGCTTGCTGAGACTGAAATGCAGCGTTAAGGGCCTGCCCATAGCCTTGCTGCATAATGTCGCCGTAAGTCTTGCCGCTAGACATTTCTTGCTGCGCAGCCAACGTAGCAGCGGCAATACCTGCCCTATCTCCACCAAAAGCCCCTTGCTGAATAGCCTGACCAGTTTGGCCAGCCATTGCCTGCTCTTGCTGTTGCTTTAAGAAGGCCATTGTCGGGTCAGCGACATCCTTCAAATATGGAGACATAAAACTCTGGATCTGCTGCTGACCAACAGGAGTGGTTAATTGAGATGCTTGTTGAGCAAGACCAAAACCAGAAGTTAGATACGGATTGGCAGCTTGATACCCCCCAGGGGCTGTGGCGGCCTGTTGTGTATATTGTGCCGCTGTGTTGTAATATGGCTGAGACTTTTCAGCTATATTAAAATCAGATACATTTTGACCACCAGCTCCTGCCGCCATCCCTAGCGCCGCTTGGTAGGCCGGCTGTGCTGTGTTTTGCGCCTGTCTAAGGTCCCATATTGACTGTAATTGATCTTGATTAAGCTGCGCCACAAAAGACGAAGGGTCTGAACTATATGGCTGAAACTGCCTGTAGGCAGCCGACATAGCTATAGATCCAGCAGGATTGTAATAACCCTCTGCGACACCAGGAAGTGCAGTAACAGTCTGGTTTCCACCTTGAGTAGTATTTTGAATAGTTGGAGCAGAATTGGACGAAGAACCAAAATTACACATACCGTCTCTCCAAGCCCCTTAGGCTATATGCTGTTTGCAGCATTTTCTTTCCACTCGCCAGTTTTGGCTCCATATGTATACGTCACACCTGATGGTTTACCAAATAATCTGTTGTAAAGCTTTATTTTGCTTTCGGTTCTTTGATTAGAAAGAATGCCTATCATAAGCGTCATTTTGAGCTCATCAGCTGTCTTTTTACTGAACTCACACAACTTACGAGCCCTCCCGCCTTTTGCGCTTCTGAAATCAGGATGCACAAAGACGGTTTTTTCTTCTATTATAGACGTATCAGAATACCATAAATTTCCTATCCTTAACAATACAAAGCCCTCTAAAGGCCCGCCAACTGGACCAATCACGCCAATAATTCCCCTATCCTGATGAAGAGAAGGGACAACATCATATAGAATTTTATCAATATTAGGCTCAGACAGTCCGTTTTCATCACAAACCATTAAAGCCATTTTCATTATTTCATGCAGGTCTTCTGGACCTCCAACTCTTACTTTTACTTCCTCAGCCATAACATTCCCTTCCTTAGTCCCGTTTAGGCCCCGGCAAATTTTTTAATGTCTCAACAGTTTTCGCCCTATATTTTTTTATCAAATCATCAAAAATACGGTGCCCTTGTTCTAGGATACCTTGACCTACTCTTTTTACAGTGGAAGGGGACAAGACATATTCACCACCAGCCGCAATGATCTCAGTTGCTGGTTCAGGACCTAAAATTTGGCGCCCAAACATTTTGTTCAAAATCCTAAACCCAGCCATTGTATTACCTTCCCCCAAAGCAGAAACAATGTCTGCGGGAATGACATAAGCACCAGAAGGAACATGCATAGGAAGATGGTCAGTGCGGCCAGCAACAGGGCTATGAATAGGACCAACAAATGTTTTTGCTTCTGAAGCGCCACCTTCGGCATAAGATTGAAATGCCTCCTTTAATGAAGCGGCAACTGCCTGTTTATGCGGATGACCCGAACTAATCATCTCAGATATATTATATGAAATTGTTTTTGGGGATTTTCCCTTTTTAAGAGGCATAGTTAAATCCTTAGTTTGTCGTATAACAGACAACTACTGTCTGGCCTGAACCTGGGCTGATAACGAGCCCACTAGAAAAATTAAATCCTATTTCAAAAATTCCAACCGTAGCTGGTATTATAACAATTTGGTTGTCTGATATGGCTCCGCTCGGAGAAATGGCATTATATATTGTTCCAGCCGACCCAGAAACTAAAACAGATATTCTGACAATATAACCACTTCCTGTATAAAGAAGTGTTGTTGATCCTGATATTGGAGCAGATGTAACTTGTCCGCGTGTTTTATTGACGTAATCTTGCCAAGACTTATTAAGGTTATTAAGGGCAATAACGCCATTTTTTTGTGTTGTAAGAATGTCGTCTAGAGTAGCCACTAAAACTTCCCGTCTGGTTGAAGTCTGTATCTAATAGCGCCGAGACGCCAAAATGACCCAACATCTCCCGGCGCCGTTTCAAGCTTAATAGACATAAGCCTTCCACGGAACCTTGGTGTGACAAAGGTTGTATTTACGTTAATGTTAAATGGATATTCTTTAGGGGTCTGCTCTGGATAGTCGGTGACATAAAATGTCATGACAAGATCAGCAGCATTTGACCCACCATAATACCCATACTTCATATCAGGCCAAACTTGGTCAACAAAGACTTTGTATTCAGCGTCAGAAATTTGGAAATATCCAGTTTGGAAGCTGGCATAAAGTGGCTGACCATCTGCATCAGGAGAAGTTTCATGCTGGTAAATATAATTTGTCCCACTGGCCCCAATTGGAGGCCCAAGAACAGACTGATTTATCCAAGCAGTTCTGGATAAAGTCCCAAAGTCCCACTGGTCAAGAACGGCATTATATTTAACGTAATTGCTAATTTCTCCGTTTGACCCTTTGGTGGCATAATACCAAGATATTTCGCCAAATTGAGAATTAACAGCAATTCTAATTTTATTTAATGCCGTTTCACTTGTATCAAAGTCTTGGAATATAACGTCCCAAACTGGACACCGAATAACTTCAACGCCAGTCCCGGATAACCTGTAAAACTGGCTTTGGCTCATCCAATACACAACACCATTCATAGACGCTGCGGCCTTGCGGGAAATAAGTCCGCAGCCATTGCCTATTTCATTAAATTGGTAAACATACGGAGGGCCAACATACTGCATAGCCCAAATACCTAAATCAGTCCAAATCAGACCCTGTTGCGGCCCCTGAATACAACCAACAACTTTAGAGCCTTTAGGAAGTCTGTAAGACCCTGCCTGATTTGTTACTGTAGCAACCCAACTTCCATAATTATTAACATCACACCAGCGGATAAGTAGAGGGTCTTGAATCCCATTAAAAGTTGACCCCCATGCAACAATTTGACGTTGAGGCATAGCCACAAACATCCCATCATTTACCATAGGGCCATTAGACATAACTGAGGCTACTGAATTCCCGCCAGTTGGAGACCAATTATAAATTGGACCGCCAATAGGGCAGGCAACAAGAATTTCACCCCAATTATCAAGCGTCCAGTCTACCGCAGCAATTGGAGATCCCGTTACAGCAACAGTTGCTTGTCCAGGAGTTCCCGTTCCATATAAACCATCCCCATAATATCCATTACCGTATCCACCCCCAGAAGGGGTTGGGCCTGGAGTTTTTAAGTATTCGTAATAAGCATTCCCATTATTTAAATAAGATTGATTTATAAAAGCAGAACCCTGTTGAACAGATTCTGTCATTGACATAAATATGGAGCCATTGGAATTTTGAAAAGTAACTGTTTTATACACATTATCAATTGTTAATATTTTAGCATATTGACCTGATGGAGTATTAAATTGAGATGCAGGACCTGTATAATTTGAAATTAATATATGGTCATTTACGTTAAAATTATATACGCCAGAATAGGTAAATGTTCCTGTTGTTGTCCCATTTCCAGATATAGAAATAATAACAGAAGAATTAGGAATTGATTTTAATGATATTTTAAAGTTATTTGTATCAATAATAGAAGATACAATGTAGTTTCCGTAAAGGGTTGTTGTGCCAAAATTTAACGGAACAATAATTGGGAATGTGTCCCCTACAGAATAACCATTATTAGGTAGCGTTACTGTTGCAGTTTGGTCTCCTATTGCAAATGTAAAAATAGGAACACTTGCCGCCGTCCCAGGCGGAACTGTTGTAGTTGCGGCAACGGGACTCCCAATTATGTTTTTTGCATTTATAAAATAGCTATTAGCGCCATCAATGTATGTGCAAGGATAGCTGCCAAATAATATTAGGCCGCCAACACTAATTTGTGTTTTTATGTAAACGGAGTCAAAATTAGATACATTAGATCCAGCGTTATTTATCCGAACCTGTGAACTTCCGGCTGTTGTAACAGCGTCTGGAGGTGAATTTGTGCTGAATGTAACGCGGGGAGTTATAATATTAAATGAGGTGTTTGCATTTGCAGCAATGTAACCAAGTCCATCACCAGAACTTAAGGCTCCAATTGGAGATCCGTCTGGATTAGACACAGACGCATGAGAACCGCTTAATGTGTATTGAATATAATTAGGACCAGAGGCAGCTACTACCGTAGAAGTTCCTACCGGCGTATTATAGGCATTAACACTAATTCCAGAAATAATAACATTTGATCCAACTTGAAATAATGAACTTCCACTGTAGGTTATGGTCGCCAATGTTCCATTACATGAAGCCGTTAAAATAGAAGCAATAGTTGTCTGTGATCCAACGCCAAGATAAGCCAAGGCATTTGTATCTTCCCAGGCCCATAAAGCCCTAACGGTAGAATACAACTGACCCCTAAACCACTGGGTCCACCCACCAAGCTTTTGAACAAGCCCTAATCCCTGTTTGTCAGGGACAAATCTAACAAGGTTTGTGTAGGAAATGGCGGCTTCGTTTAAAGCCAGCGTCCTATTCTGGTCAACTCCAGGGATTAACTTTAATGTAGTGTGCGACATTCGTTAACCGCGAGTCGGAGTAGCAGTTGTAGAAGCAGATTGAGAAGACCAAGCCGCAGCCTCAAACTTCTTTCTATTTTCTTCAGATACGGCGCCCTTAAGAAGTGTTTGATATTGAGTCTCATACGTTACAGGCATTTGAGGATCATTACCCATTGCACTACTAAAGTTGCGTTGATAAGCAGCAATGTAAATCATGCTGGCCATGATTAATAAATCAGGAAGATAAAGGCTGATAAACGTCGTAAGGTTTGATGCTGACATACTGTCTGGACGGTAAGTTCCAATTATCTCGCAGGTGTAATTGCTGTCAGGATATGGACCAACAAGAAAAGTGTAATCATCAAATGGAACAAAATATTTAGGCAAGCCAGTATTAGACGCCACGTTATAAACAGCGTCTAAAAATTCCTTGGTTGTTGGCAGTAAAGGGTTTCTTGTCCCCAAATCTGGATTGGTTACAGTGTAAGGCGTAATCACATTAATCTGTTCAGGAACAACAAGAGTGCCAGCCGGAACAGAAATAATACGGCTTCCAACAGTCAATCCATAGGCAGTCGTAGCAATAGATGTGAAAAGGAAGTCAACATCTCTATATATGCGGTTTTCCGCATAGGTAATCATTTGGGGTAAAATAGCCAAAAAAGCGGTGTCCGTTGGGTCAACAACGGCCATGGTAGAAATTTGACCAATATAACTTGTGGTTCCGGGGACAGTCCCGTCGTAGCTTAAGCCAGTCGTCATTATATGCCTCTTTGCCCTCTACAATCTTACCACAAAAATAAATTATTGAATAATCTCACCAAATTGACGCAAAACATCATTATAAAAATCCCCATCAGCCTCCAACCTCTTATTTGCTGTAATGGCCGCCGCCCTATTCTCAAGGGCAAAAGTCTTTATGCTTTTCCCTTTAGTGGCCACAGGAAGTGGAACAGGCTTGCCAAAATCAGCGGGTGCGTCTGGAAGCCTTGCCCTTTCCAGCTGATGCGTCGAGGTTGCGCACGACGCCAGCAAAGTCGTCGTCAACACGGCAATTATACCTAACTTTGGGGCATGATATTTTGATGGATTGCTCACTTTTCGTCTCCTGAGCATTAAATTCATCTATCTGATTTTTTAGCTTATAAGCTAATAAGGCGTTTTCGTCAGCCCTGGCCGTAGCTGCGGCAGTTATTTCCCTCGCAGCCTCTTGTTGGCGTATAACTTCAGCATGATAAGCCGCCTCTCTGGCGGCATTTTCAGCTGCAACCCTGGTTTCCCACTGAAAGTTTGTGTGATGGGCTGACCAAAACCATGCAACAGCAAAAACAATAGCAAATTGGCCCAATGTGGAACTGGTAAAGGACCATATTGAGCCACCAAGCCACTGTAAGGCGGGTAAAATTGCAAACGGCATATTACCTCGCTACATTTATACCAACAGCGGCGTCCCTAACCCGGCTTTGCTCTGCCAGCTTGGCGCCTTTATAGCATTTCCAGGCAAAGTAACATGCTACAATTGTAGCAATAATTCCAAAAAGAGCAGGCCAGTAAAATTTTATAAATGACCAAAAGTCTATTCCAGATTGGGCGCTTGCAGCTATATCTTGAACATTAGAAATAATAGTACTCGCCTGCGTTGTAATACCCGCAGCTGTGGCTAGTCCGCCTCCAATGGCGCCTATCCTAGCCTCATCTGTCCCTTTTATTGTATTGGAACCAGAATCCCTAAGCTCAGAAGCAGTTATATTTGCCCTCTCATCCGACACAGGCCGAATAGGTGCATCATTTGAGTGCAAAACCCTAATTGTTTCCGGGTCCAATGAACCTGTTATGGGAAGATTTGCAGCATCTTGAAAGTCCCTTATCCCACTTCTGGTTAAGGGGCCATGAATTCCGTCAATCCCCCCAACAGGATAATTAAGCTGGGTAAGACGGCTTTGAGCAAGCCTAACGTCATTTAATTGGTAGTTTGCTAATTTCAAATAACGGCGCCGACTTTCAAGGCCATTATACCCACCATTTACTTTACGGGTTATCCCATCAATGTCATTTATATCAGCAAGTTTGTTTAAATTGTTATCACGCCAAAATAGGGCCGCCGTCAAAGCAGCATAAGGGAATTGAGATGCTAGTTCTGGATTTCTGATGAAATCAACATTTAATTCATTGCCGTATTTTCTATAATTGTTTTTACCAGTTATTTGTATAAGTCCCCGCCCCTTATAAATAGGTCCGTCATTTGGCCCATTCCCTAAGTCGGACCTGTTGTCGTATTCCCGCCCACTGGCATATTCAACAGTAGTCCTAAAGCCATCACTCTCATGAGCAATTTGAGCAAGGAACTGGGCCTGTCGGCCCTTAGTAGAAAGATTGGCAATTTCTATGACTTCCGGCATTGCCGCAGCAAGGCCATTAATAATACTTTGCCTTGCGGTTGGAGCTATTTTGCGAATAATTGATTCCCATTGGGCAGTATTATTCGCCATAACCATCCCGCCTATTTGTCAGCCTTACCATCCAACTTATCAGATATTTTTGTCAACATTTCTTTAATTTCTCGCATACCATCAGAAAACTCATCCCGTCTAATATAATTCGTTGGCATTTCTATCTCAATTCTATGGAGGTCGGCCCTTAATTCTTTCACAGCAACCCAAAGCTCCCTAGCTAACCATCCAACAACCATTAATACTGAACCCGCTACAAGGTTAATGATTGTTTGAGGTTCCATGCTATTAACTTTCTACGTGTTTTTTAAAGAGACGGGTGAAAGCATTATCCACAGTCAGCATATAACCTTTGTTAATATGCCGCAGTGTATCTTGCCATATAGTGTCCCACATGTGAACAGCATAGCTGCCATTTAGTGTCGGCAAATATGCGTCGGCGCATTCCTCTCTCAATATTGATTCATCATAAAAATCAAATGGAAGGAACTTTTCAGTCTCTATTAAAGTAAGCAAATCTTTGTTTTCTTTGTATATTTCCACAGGAAGACCAACAATATGCCAAGCCCACTCCCCACTCTTTAGGGCCTCAGGAAGTCTTTCAATCCAAATCCTAATAAATTCAGATTTTGGAGCAGCCAAAATTGTTGCCGCCGGCATAGATTCATCTTTAAACTTTGTGCCAGTAACGTCTCCAACAAACCCAGCCAACACACAGTCATTGTCCATGAAGTCATTAAGAGGCTTTGTCAGGAAACAATCTGTATCCAAATAGATACCGCCCATTTCATAAAGCTTCTGAAGCCTAACAACATCAGACTGATATTGGGCCCACCCGTCTAATGAAACGCCCTCAAGCTCCGTTGGTGGTTCAATATGAACCATCTCAACATACTGCTTCATATTGTCCCAGTTTTCGTTACTCTCCGGCTCTTTATTGTAATAAAAATAAATCTTATCCGGCTTTTGAACATCAAACGCAGTTTTTACAGCCAAATAGTTAAGGTAGCTGAAGTCACGGGATTTCTCTCCGTAGAAATACATAAAATGGATTATGTTAGGGATTTTGGGCTTCGGCTTAAAGCTTTCCAATATAAACTTTAAGTTATCCCTAAGCCTGTCAATTCTAGGGGACTTCTCAACAGAAATCTTTGCTTGCTCTAAAGCCTCATCCCTCAACCCTAAATGCCAAGCGGATATGCTAGCCAAGTCATGAGGCCAATGCTCCCAAACCGCCGGATCACATGTGTAAACTAATTCCCTCTCCTTAATTTGAAGAGCTCTCATGCAACTTGCATAACATTCCGCCCATCTGGACTGGCGGTAATACAGCATAGCCAATTCACACCATGGCTCCCTTGTATTAGGAGCTTCAGCCGCAGCCCGCTGGAACCATCTTTCACATTCATAAGCATTACCCATTTCCGCGTAACACCTAGCCATAACCCGCATGGCGTAGCAGCGTTCATTCTCCCAAGCAGAATTCGGCATTTCCAAATACTTCTTGCAGGCGTCAATTGACTCCTGCCACCGAGCATTAAAAGAAAGCTCTCTGGCATAGTAAAAAGCGTTTCTGGAGCATAAAGGATCTTCCTTAACCGACAGCTCCAGCAAGTCCATATACTGGCCACGGCTCTTAGTTGGATCAGGATGATGGGTTGCAATCAGCCTATCAGTATAGGCGTAAACCTCATTAATCCGCTTATCAAAAACAGGATATTCATGGCAGGGATGGTGCCAAAAGTAGCCGTGACGGGCATGAATTTTCTCATACCGAAACTTAATGCCACAGCCCCAGTCAAAGAAATAACTAAGGCGGGTTGTAACACCATTAATCCAAACCCTCTCAATTTCCTCACGCCACCCAGGCTCCAACATCTCATCAATATCTAAACTAATACAAACGTCCATTTCTTTAGGAATAAGGGCAATGGCTGCATTTCTGGCATGGTCAAACCGCCAAGGCGTGATGCAGATTTGATGGACTGTAACGCCGTTAGCCTTACACTCCTCAATTGTGCTATCAGTGCTGCCAGTGTCAGCAACCATAACAAGGTCAGCCTCACGGCAGGAATCAGCAAACCTTTTAATAAAATGCGCCTCATTCTTGCTGATGGCATAGACGCAGATTTTTAGCTTTCTATCTTCCATAGCCCTTCCCCCTTAGGCATTTTAATTACATTTTCCTATCCCGTATTTACTTATTGACTCCATTGCTCCGTAGGAACAACAGGCCAATTTGTTACAGGAGTTGTTGGAGGATTTAAAGCTATTGCCCTAACTTGATTTCTATATGTAAAAAAATCATTTTGATTCATTAAATAAGGATTTGACTGAGCCGGATCAGCAACTGAAGGAATAGATGTCCAATCAGTATTGGTTAAAAGCTGAGTAGCTTGATTTTTATTTTGAGCTTGAACTTGAGCATCATGAGAAGCTTTTTGTTCTGGCGTCATCTCAGAAACTGTCCAGCCTAGAGTCCAAGTTTCACCAATCATTTTTGGGTCGGCGTCTTGAACACATATTTCTGTATTTGTGTCATATGTAGGTTCTGGTAAAATTGTAACAGGCTCAAGGGTATAACCATTATCTATAGCCAATTGAGTCTGAGGAAACCAATAAGCAACATCATAATTGTCGCCATAGTTTGTATAAGGATTTTGAGACTGTAACGTAGAAAAAAGATACGGATAAAGAATTAAGGTTGTCCCCTGGACCTCTGCATAAGTCGTCATTGATTTTCTCCGTTAATAATAGCCGTAGAGGTTTCCCTGTCTATTTGCAAAAAACCATCACAGGCAATGTTATAATCATCACCAGTTTGCTCATCCCAAGAAGGAACATTTATCTTAACGTGTTTTGCAAGATATTCTTTTAACCCATTCTCGAAGACGCGCCAAACATGATCTTTAGTCCCGCGCCCTGGCTGTCCCTTTGTCTTATTATAGCGTATTTGGTAGTGGTTCATATAACCTCTACCTCTATGCCACTATGAGGATTATCAATTAAAGAAATGTTAAAATGGACAAAACGAAAAGGATCACTACTGCCATTTTTAGTAAAACTGTGCGGTAGCCAAGCATTGGTCAAAACAAGCATTCCAGGCTCCGGCCTAAAATGAAAAGCATTTGATGCATACGTCACATTAGATATGTCATCCTCAGAAATTCCAAGCTGAGTTTTGCCTGGTCTAGGGTCATGAAATGTGGCTGCGCATGACCCTTCCGGCGTGTCTAAAAAATAAAATCCAACAATTTGAACGCCATTAGGATGAATGTGTTGATCCATTTGGCTGAATTTATAATGCTCCTGGCACCACATTTCCGTAAAAAATGCAGCTTTTCCTTTTACGTTATAACCCTGCTCTATTAAAATATTAAGGGCCGTAACAGCAGTATAAGAACAAAAATCCTGTATGGATGGGTCTTGTGAAATATCCCCTGTCATTTTTACAGGGTAAATATCATTTAACTCATGATCTACAGATAATAATGCGGCATTAGAAGATTTGCGAACAGAATCAAGAAACTCTGGCTTACTAATTGAATAAACTGTGGTTGGGAAACAATGTATATTGTTTAAAATATCTTCAGACATCACGCTTATCTTCTAAAAAATATTCAGAATGATTTGTTAAGCATTCAATAGCGTTCTTTGCTCCTGACAGTTTGGTCATAACGCCTTGGATATGCGGCAAAAGCTCAGTCTGAAAGTCAGGATGATTTCTCATAGCCCTAAGCTGGTCTTCTGGAATAGTGCCAATTGAGAAAAGAAAGTTTTCAACTCTATTTTTAAACTCACCAAGCCATTCTTCTCTTTGCGCAGCTTCGTTTGCTTCCAATAATGGAAGATGCGCATATTTACGGTGTGGCTCTAATTCCATCATAATTTCATTGATGGTGTTTAATTCCATTTTTGCAGCTTCTAGATTCTTTTCCCACACATAGTAATTGGCGTTAGCCTCCATAATATCTGCCTGAGCTCTCATTTTATCTGTTTTAGAGCTATTTAAGTCATCAATAATAGATTGCGCATCTAGTATAGTGGCTTCTCTACGAATACGTTGCGCTTCACAACTTTTAATAACAGCCTCTCTATCTACCTTCTGGCTATACATTAGCATCCAAGCGCCATCAGGAGTAAAACATGAACCAGCCATGAAATGGCGTAACTGAAAGTCACAGTTATTTCTATGTGGATTGGAGTTCATTTATAAATTAACCCCTGATATTCCATTTGATGCAGCAGCGCCACCGGTTGAAACCGCGCTTGAAACAGCAACGCCTGAAGCTGTGCTTGTGTCACAGGCATAAGTGTATTTATTTCTGGCTGTTGACGGAGCGGCACACGGCGACCCAGTTGCTCCTAAAGCAAAAATACCTCTAGTGCTATTTCCAGTAGCCGCACCTCTAAATGATACAGCACTTGCAGCCCCAACACCTGTTGCTGTGCTTGTATCACATGCATAAGTGTATTTATTGCGGGTTGTTGTTTGGCTTCCAATTGCAAATATTCCCCGTGTGCAATTACCCGTAGCAGAACCTCCAGTAGATGTGGCGCTTGCTGCGGTAGCAACTGCATTTGCATCACAAGCATAAGTATATTTATTTCGTGTCGTTGTAGAGTTTGCTAACTGAAATATTCCTCTAGTGCTATTCCCAGTAGCAGCACCTAAGTTTGATGCTACACTAGAGGCTGTAGCTGATCCATTTGTGTCACAAGCGTAGGTATATTTATCTCTAGTAGTGCTTGCTACTGTAGTAAACCCAAGAGCAAAAATACCTCTTGTGCTATTTCCAGTAGCTTCTCCTTGCGCAGAATTGGCGGATGACGCCGTCGCTGTCCCATTTGTGTTACATGCGTATGTATATTTATTACGGGTTGCTACTCTTACGGAACCACACGTTTGCCCTATAGCGAAAATACCGCGTGTGCTGTTTCCAGCAGCAGATCCAAATGCTGAATTAGCAGATGAACTTGTTGCAGCACAACTTAAGCAAGAAGCAAAAGTATATTTATTTCTAGTAGCAGTGACGTTTCCTAAAGCAAAAATACCGAATGTGGCGTCTAATGCAGGGCTTGCAAATCCATATCCCTGAGCAGAAATAGCGCCTTTTGTGGATAATATTGGCATTTTACTTAAACTGCGTCACGCCAGCAATAACCGTATATGTGGCATTTGCTGTCTTAGTAATTGTGTAAGTGTAAATATCCAAACCAGAAGCGTTCCCGCTTGCAGGTGCAACTCCCCCTTGCCATTTTGGAACAACTGTAGCGCCATCAATTTGATAAGCATTATTATAATACGCCGTTCCACCCTGTGTCGTCATTGCCACAACTGTAATGGTTTCATTAAGTCCAATATATGAATTTAAAGGAGTTCCAGCTGTTCCCCTAAAATTTATTGTCCAGTTACCACCAGCATTTTGCGTAAAATATAAAACAGACTGCTTATCAACGTCAAAGTTAATTGTTGTATTAGGCGCTGTCCCAATAACTGTAACAGCATCTACGGTAGGATATTCAGTTGCTGATACAAACGAGCCGCCATAACTTTTTAGGCTGGATGTCGTTGCCGTATCAAATGACGCAACCCTTTTACCAAATGCAGATGATGTTTTTGGCATATCAGAGAAGCGCCCCAAACGCAGTAGCACTAAGTGCAGTTGTATTAGCAACTGTTGTTACTGTCACGCTGACATACAAACGGTTTGCAGCAGGAAGATACAAACCATTAGCAAAAGCATATGTCGTTGTAAATCCGGCAGCCGTCGCACTTGGTGTTACAGCCGACACAGGTATTTCATCCGTCAAATAAGCGTTTGTTGCATCCCAGTTCCAAATCTGAACAAGGTTAGCTACCGTGGCAGACGTAATACTGCTAGAAGCCGCAACTACTTTAATATAATCAATTCTTGTCCCATTTGTTGATGTAGGAACAAACTGAATTATATTAGCCGCCGCCAAGCTGGCGGTAGCAGTTGGTGCGCGTGTCGTGCAAGCAGTCTGGGCTGCCAAACTTACAGACACAGAATAAGGTGTCTGTGCAAATACTGGAGTAGCTGTTACGGCCATTATAGGCTCCCAAAGTTGTTAGCAATGTAAATTGTCACCAAGGCTGATTGTGGAGTTTCGCCAACAGTTCCAGATTTATCATATAGAGCAAATCCAGAAGTTCCACTTGATATAGTTGTTGAATTAACCGTTAAACTATTTGGACCAGTTGATCCAGTGGGACCTGTAGGACCAGTTGGGCCACCAGTTCCAGTTGTTCCAGTCGGACCAGTCGGGCCTGTTGGCCCAGTAGGCCCAGTTGCACCCGTTGATCCTGTTGGACCTGTTGGGCCAGTCGGACCTGCTGAACCAGTTGTTCCCGTAGAACCAGTAGGACCCGTTGGACCAGTCGGACCAGCAACTGTAGACGCTGCACCCGTCGGGCCAGTTGGTCCCGTTGGTCCCGTAGCACCAGTTGATCCGGTCGGGCCGGTCGGTCCAGTAGGTCCCAACTGCGTATACATAACTTGCGTAGCAGTTACAATAACGCCCGGCGTTGCTGGAACGGTAGGAGATGTTTGTGACGCAAAAGATGCAATGGATATGGATGTGTTATTAACAGCCCATAACAACTGAACATAGTCGCCAGCGTTTAATTTTAGAACATAATTGATGGCAGCAATAAGCTCTCCATTCGTTCCGCCAGCACTCGACGGCACCCAATAAATACTATTGCTTTGCGTTATATCTACGCCATTAACTCTAATCCATACGTCGGCATTATAATTTGCATTACCCGTCGCAGTATTTTGAAACTGTATTGAATATTGAATGTTATAAACGCCAGCATTGGCAAAAGTAATTCTATTACCACTAACAATGCTAACGCCGCTGCTATTAGGATCCGTGTTCCCTATGCTTATTACATATGATGAAGTTGTACTGGCCGCTGTCTGATTTGTAGTGTCGTAAAAAGATCCCCAATAACCAAGAGCGCCACCTGCACCAGTTGCACCAGTTGCACCCGTTGGTCCAGTTGGACCAGTTGGACCTGTTGGACCTGTCGGGCCAGCAACATTAGAGGCGGCGCCAGTAGGACCCGTTGGACCCGTCGGGCCAGTCGGACCAGTTGGACCAGGAACCGTAGAAGCAGCGCCGGTTGAGCCAGTCGGACCTGTCGGACCTGTTGGGCCTTGGGTCCCCTGAGAACCTTGAACACCAGTTGGACCAGTTGGACCAGTTGGCCCTCTGTCACCCTGAGTTCCCTGAGGGCCTGTTGGGCCAGTTGGACCAGTTGGACCAGCAACGCCAGTGGCGCCAGTATTACCCTGAGGACCAGTTGGTCCTGTTGGGCCAGGAACAGTTGAAGCCGCACCAGTGGCGCCAGTTGGGCCAGTAGGACCTGTCGGACCAGTCGGGCCAGCAACCGTAGAATCCGCACCAGTTGGACCCGTAGGACCAGTTGGACCAGGAACAGTTGAAGATGCGCCTGTTGGGCCAGTCGGGCCTGTTGGGCCTGTAATGCTTGTCGCTACAGCGCCAGCATCAGTCCATGCAGATCCATCCCAAATATAAAGATGTTCATTTGAAGAAACAATGTAAGCGTCACCAACCGTATTGCCAGAAGAAGGCAAGTCACCAGTTGTTGCAACAGTTCCTTTGTAGGTAATACTTTGGCCGGCGGCGCCCGTTGGGCCTGTGGGTCCAGTTGGGCCTGGAACAGTTGAATCAGCACCAGTCGGGCCTGTTGGTCCCGTTGGCCCAGTTGGCCCGGTCGGGCCCGTAGCGCCAGTTAATCCTGTATCACCAGTTGGACCAGTCGGACCAGTCGGACCAACAGAACCTTGAACGCCTGTTGGGCCAGTTGGGCCAGTTGGGCCAGCCAACCCAATAGGACCAGTTGGACCAGTTGGTCCCGTTGGACCAGTTACACCTTGAGGACCAACAACACCCTGAGGTCCCGTTGGACCTGTCGGACCAGTTGGACCAGTTGGGCCGGTTGGTCCTTGAATACCTTGAGAACCAGTTGGACCTGTTGGGCCAGTAGGACCAGTTGGACCCGTTACGCCCTGTATGCCTTGAGAACCAGTTGGACCTGTTGGTCCCGTCGGGCCTGTCGGGCCAACCGCCCCTTGAATACCAGTTGGTCCTGTTGGACCAGTTGGGCCCGTCACACCCTGAATACCTTGGGGGCCAGTAGGACCAGTTGGACCAGTTGGTCCCGTAGGACCTGTTGGTCCAGTTACACCTTGAATGCCTTGGAAGCCAGTCGGACCCGTTGGACCAGTTGGACCAGTCGGCCCTGTTGGACCTGTCGGGCCTGTTGGTCCAGTTGGACCTGTTGGCCCCATTGGGCCTGTAGGACCAACAACCTGACCAGCATCAACCCAAGAAGTTCCACTCCAAACATACAAATGGCCATTAGACGAAACAATATACGCATCACCAGGCGTATTGCCCGTAGGGGGAAGGTCTGCGGAAGTAGGGACGACGCCCTTAAGATTAATACTATTGCCTTGGGCACCAGTCGGGCCAGTAGGACCAGTTGGACCTCTAAAACCAGTAGGACCAGTTGGGCCTGGATTACCAACAGAACCAGTTGGGCCGGCAGGACCTTCATTACCTTGCGCGCCAGTTGCGCCAGTTGGCCCAGTGGGGCCAGTTGGTCCCGTTGGACCCGTTGAACCGCTTACACCAGTCGGACCAGTTGGGCCTGTTGGACCAGTATTACCTAATGCACCCTGAGAACCAGTTGGCCCCTGAGGACCAGTAACGCCTGTCGGACCAGTTGGCCCCGTAGGACCTGTTGGGCCAGTTGGGCCAAATCCACCAGTTGGGCCAGTCGGGCCAGGATTTAATCCAGCAATTTGATTAGATGTTACACGGACGGATACACCAGCTTGAACCGCTTCTAATTCTTCGCTGCCGTTCAACGCAATGGCTGCTGGCAAGTTGGGGATTTGAATGTTTGTCGCCATCAGTCAAGCGGCCCTGTCTTTGGAACTTCGTCATAATTATACGGAAGTCCTGGGTCATTGTCACCCGGAGCATTCGGATTAGTTCCGGGTTGCTGGTTAAGACCACCAGGAGGTTCGCCTGTTTGTTGCGTAACTCTCGTCGGGCCTTGAACGTATGTTTCCACTGGTTCCTGCGTAAGATAGTATACATTACCTTCAAGCATAAGATAACCAGTAAGATTCTCTAAAAGTATGTCGCCACCAGTTAAGAACCCATCACTGGTAACGCGCGTATCACCATTAATAATTGGTATATTGGTAACTGGATCAATAGTATTCTGACCAGATGTAGCGCGCGTATTTGTTTCAGCTGTAGGATAATCTTGAACACGCGGATTGAGAATTGGCACAGGATCAGCCGGAACAATAATAGCCCTCAACTGCTGCTGTGGAACATCATTACAAGTATCACAAACAAGAATTCGTTTATTAATAAGTGAGGCGCCAGCCCAATCAAATTGCCATTTGAGCCTATCATGATTGTATAGAAATCCACATCTGTCGCATATGCCAAATGCGCGAGGATTCCTTGAACTTACCTGAGCTCTACCGTGTGGCCTCATCTAAAGTAGCCGCTTATTTGAGGCGAGATATATTGCTGTGCAGTTTCTATGTTCTGATCCGCAGCAACTTGGTAAGACTCATCAGCTAAAGCCTTTAATGGAATGGCTTTTTCTGGAGCCCAAATAGTAGCTAACCTAAAAGCCAATCCATGCGCCACAGCCTCAAGCCATAAATAAGGGACATCTAAAGTCTCAGCATTAAAGATATTAGCGTCTTGGCTTTGCTTTAAACGGTAATACTTTAAGCTTGTTTGGCTTCCATCTGGAACAGGCCAAAGTGTAAATGCAGGGTTTATAAGTCTGTCAAACCAAAAAGTTGTAGGAAATCCTTGCTGTTCCTTATTAGGATAAGAAGCATATTCAGTTCTACTGACAGGAAGAATTATTCTATCAATTGGTGGATTACCATACTCAATATAAGCGTCCAACATAACAACTGTGGTTCCATCCACTTGATATGTGGCCTGCCCTTGGACAAGAGGGACAGTAATTAATTCAACAGACCAAAGATTTACACCCTCATTACTCCACCTAGAAAGCATCATGTTTGTCGCCATTCTGGCGGCTTCAAGATGCTCTTGTAATAATGCAGACGGCCTTATGCCAATTAAGTTATAGGCGTAGAGTGTTATTTCACCCAGAGACGGATTAAAATTATATGTCCCCGAAGTGGTCATTTGTTAGCTCCAGTTGCCAACCGTGATGTTTGTGGCGGCAGCGTTAACACTCGTTACAGGACTGCACTTAAAGTATGATTGCGCGCCAACAATAGCGGCGTTTGCAACACCAAGAGAAACTTGAGGAATTACAGACCCAGTTGTTGTTACTCTAAATATACCCTTAATAAATGCATAACCCACAGTATTAGTGGACACCGCCGTCAAAGCCGCATTGGCAATAATATTGTAAGTCATTTGCTCTGCGGTAGCTGATGCAAGGATTGTTGTTCCCTTTTGAGCCCAAGCCCACCATCCCTGTGACCCAATAACAGCGCCGCTAACACCAAGGGCAAAACCAAATGAGCCAGATGTCGCAGACATATTGGAAAGGGAAAAGAAGCACTCAAATTGATAGGTGCCAACAGGAAGCGTAAGCGCGCCATTTGTTGTGGCATTAAATAATTTTTGAACAGCCGTTTGCGCCGTAAGTGTATAAGGCGTCCCAAGAACAACAATCTGCTCTGAAGGAAGTGCGCCCCTTGTGCTTGCCGCAATAGAGAAATAAGGAACAGTTCCATCATACTCTATAGCACCAGCGGCAGCTGTCGTAAGATTTGTTCCAGATGCCAGCTTAATTGGCGCAAGAGTATTTGTTCCAGCCGCAACATTAATATTAGTTAGCGTCGGAGATGTCGCAAAAACAAGAGAACCAGAACCAGTTTCATCCGTAATAGCAGAAGCTAAATTTGCTGATGTCGGTGTTGATAAAAATGTTGAGACATTAGTTCCAAGACCACTGACACCAGTAGAAATTGGCAGACCTGTGCAGTTTGTAAGTGTCCCGCTGGACGGAGTTCCGAGAATTGGCGTAACAAGAGTGGGGGAATTTGCAAAAACCAGAGAACCAGAACCAGTTTCATCTGTAACCGCAGCAGCTAAATTAGAAGAATTTGGGGTTGCTAAAAATGTTGCAACATTAGCTCCAAGCCCAGAAAGAGACGCAACTGGAAAACCTGTGCAGTTGGTCAATGTCCCACTTGCAGGGGTGCCAAGGTTTGGCGTTACCAATGAGGCACTCGTGGTAAGAACAAGGGCGCCAGTCCCTGATGGCGTAGATCCAAGAGCGGAAACAACTCCAGTACCTAACCCAGTCACGTTTGTAATTGGAAGGCCGCCGCAATTAGTCAAAGTCCCCGACAATGGCGTCCCAAGAACCCCACCATTAATAACAAAAGAGCCCGCTGTCCCCTCATTAACAGCAAGAGCAGTCGCCACCCCTGTGCCAAGACCAGAAACACCAGTTGAAATAGGTAAGTTTGTGCAGTTTGTCAGAACACCAGCAGAAGGCGTCCCAAGATTAGGCGTGACAAGAACAGGAGAGGCGCTTGTATATGTCTTAATTTGAGCAGCAGATGTCTTTACTGGCCCAACACCCGTAACTTGGACGTTAGGTAAAACGTCAGTACCAGAAACTGCTGCACCAGGCGCAAGGCCAGATATTGGTAAATTTGCCATACTACCCCGACCTTAAATATTATATTTACAGACCAACGCCGCCAGACTGTAAGAATGTCCCAGAAACAGTCCCGCTACCGCTGTTTAAGAGTATGCGAATAAATGTTGGCGCATAAGTAATGCCAGACTGTTTTCCAGCAGAAGCCCCAACAAGAGCAGAATCCGTAGAATTAAACCAACTAACATTTGTAATAGATACTGGATCAGTTGCAGAATTTGGATCATCCAATGTTGTTTGAACTGTATAATTTACAGTCCCACTAACGTCCGTTTGGATGGAAACAAAGTTTGGAGCCCAGTCATCCAATCTAGCCCAATCACTTCCAGCTACAGTGCTTGTGCCAGCAGAAACATTACCAGCTGTTGTGTCGCTGGTTAAAATGCTTGTAACAGTGGCAAAATCAACAGTAGTTAATGCCGTGCTTGCATTAGAACCGGCAATTGTTTGAAAAACACTTGTTCCGCCAAAAGTTGTCCCAGAAATAGTAAATGTTATTCCCGTATCATCACCAACTGACGTAATTATAACTCTACGCGGAACATCCAAAGTAACAACAGAAGACGTAAGGGTTAAATATCCAGAACCAGTAATTGTTTGAGCAGCCGCAATACTTGTTGCTGATGCTGCCGCAAGTGGTCCAACACTAACTGTAATTGGGCGCATTTTATTTTCCCTTTGTGTGTCCGGCTCTAGCCGCAGCTACATTATCAACAAGGTTTGGATATGGACGGCCAGCGGCTCTGGCCTTCGCCTTGGCTAGCTTAACACCTTTCACACTCAAAGCCTTGTGCTTGGCGTCTTTAGGTGCGTCTTTTTCCCAAAAGGGCTTGCCCATATTAACAATCCCATTTTCTCAAAGATTTATTTATCCGACTATTTGGGTCTGCGGCTGCCGCTGAACCCGTAAGCTTTTTCTTCATACCTGTCATTCTAGCACAGAATGAACTTCTCCGCGCAGCAGATGCTTCACTTTTTGCAGCCTGTTTCTTAGAAACTGGCGGCTTAAGATTGTGGCCCTCAGCCTTAGCAGAAGCCCTCCCCTTGGCGTTTAATCCACCCTCAGGGTTTTTACCTTCTTTTCTTTGCCATGCAGGAGATTTTGCCATTTTATCCTCGCAATATATAGGCGGCGGGGCTTTGGACACCCCGCCGAAGCACCTACTAATTTAAATTAGTAATGTGAAGCCTTGCCGCGAGGTGTTCCAGCTTTAGCTGAAGAGAAAACACCACCACCCGTTGCACGGGCTGGCTTTTTACCTTTATGAGCAGCAGACATTACTTTGCCACCCTTCTTAGCGCATCCACCCTTTTTAAAGGTTTCAGTCTTGTTTGCAGCTTCACTAGCAACATTAGAGTCACCACCTGCGTAATATTTACCCATAGTCTTTCTCCGTTACTCTGTTAGAGGCCAAGAGCCTGAACGTAGTCTACCGTAAGAACACCAACACCTGCACCAGTATTTGTTGAAAGCATGAAAATTTGAACGTCAGAAGTCCCAACGTCAATCCAGTTTCCAACTCTCGTAGCATCAGTGCCTGGCGACACGCTTACAATACCAACAGCAACGCCGGTATTTGCGGCAGTCGCAGCAACAGCCAATTCAGTAGCAGTTGCACTTGTGCCAATATTAAACGTGCTTGCAACGCCGTCCCAAGCTGTCGTTACATAAAGCTTGATGGACGTAATTTGGCTTCCGGCTGGAACCACAATTGTAGTCGTGTAAAGACCAGCAACAGTTCCGTTAGTAGCCTGAGTAACAGGAACAGACTGCGACATAAGAACATAGCCAACATTGGCCAGTGTCCCAACAGTTGATCCAGTAGTATATAAAACATCCCCAGCCGTAATTGGGCCGGTAAAAGTAGTGGTGCCCATAAGAGCCTCCTGCACGAGTCGCTGTATAGTCTGTGCAGCGTCCGCTGGGCCGGTCTATACAGCTTGAAAACCCAGAAAGAAGACGGGGGCTTAAATCAGAGGCCCCCGCCATGTTTTACTTACGACGTTGGGAATGAACCCCAAATTGAACGCCAGTTGTAATAGCCGAAGCTATAACGCTCGTAGCCTTTAACCAAAAGGTTGTCGGTTACGAAATCTACCTGCATGTCCGTCTCGAACTTAACGCGCTCCATGTAGGAAAGGCCGTCAATGTTAGTGAGAAGGAACCAAGCATAAGCAGAGGTCAAGAAGTCATTGACCATGTAACCTTCGGGAAGGCCCCCGGCAGTCATCATGATTGCGTTGACATCATTGTCTGCTGTGCCTGGGCGCAGTTCCGTCTTTGTAAGACGAATTGCAACAGGCTCAAGCTGTGGCGGAACAACAAGACGACGGCCACGGGCAAATACCTTCAGGCCAGCTTGGTCTTTGAAGTTCGTGCGGATGCTAATCATAGCATTCAGCAACGTAGCTTCATTGAGGTCAACTGGAACTGTCGGCAGATTTGAAACCGTGCCACCATCAATAGGATGGTCAGACGCACAAAGCGCCTTACCGTCACCACCAACGGAAGCATTATACGTCGTCGCCGTGTTCAACACGTTGGCGCCGTAAATTTCCTTCGTCTGCTGGAACGACTCAATCAGGCCAAGGTTTGACGGCATGAACTGTGTTTTATACAGATTGTCGTCAACTGCTTTGCGCGTAATGGCGTAACCCAGAGCAATTTCAGTGTGCTCTTGGTTGTAGACATAACGCTCACCAGCTGAGTTGTCGAAAGCAGTCTGGCA